CATTTAATATCCTGACAGTGTTTCTCAGACTTCATCTTATGCCCATACTCTATACATTCACAGTTATATTCAGCCTTAACCTCTTTTTCTGCATCATCGCACAGTTTGCATATAACGGGGTCAGTTGATTTAGACCTTATAGATTGTATTGCATCCCTGTTAGACGGAACTACAACGTGAGATATTTCCAATAGTTCCTGTTCGGTATAAGTTCTGCGAGGCTCTTTCTCGCCATCCCCATCTGTCCATTTAATCGGCATGAACCCCACAGAGTAAGCAGCCACACCCTTAGACGCTAGTTTAAAAGCCCAGTCCGCTTCTTCATTACCTTCATTAATGTAATATTTCGGCTTGGCAAATAACCCATCTGCGTTTACTCTGATGGTAGTAAATTCACCTATTTGTTTTCTTAAATCGTGGTAATCATGGGATGATAAAAGTACGGGGCGTTTCTTAAATGCAGGTAAGGATTTCTTCCACCCCATAGGGTCAATAGATTCCCTGTCCCTGTCTACTGATGCAGTAGACATGGGAATGAGCATATCTACTTCCCCTGTTTCTTCATTAACTGATTTGACGTCAATTCTAAACGTCTTATAAATCATTTCCATAATTACCTCCGGTTATCCTTTGAGTAGGTTTATAATATTCTGTCGGTTAGACTCCACAGCAGGGAAGAGCCAGGGATATGGTGGCATCTTAGAAGTGCCAAATTCTAAGTATTTCCCATAATAGACGTTAGTGCCTATCGCAACTTCGCCTTGCCCCACTTCATGTGTTATTGAACTTCTTAATCTACCTGTCTGTACTTTAGGATGTCCGCTAGATTGTGAGACATTTATCTTGGCTTGACGCTCTACAACTAAGCCTATTTTCTCAAGGGCTGATTGTAGATTGTCAGTTAGTTTACCTTCTATTTCTTGACGATGAGATATTACAGTTACAAATGATTCAGCCACTTGACATGCGCCCCCGTTTTATGGTATAATAGTATTATGATAAAAAGAATATGTTTGAAATGTGGTAAGGAATTTCTGGCCCGCCCGTATAAAGTTCGAGAGGGCAAGGGTAAATTTTGTTCTCAAGCTTGTGGCGCATCTTATAATCATCTTGGTAAACCTAAGCCAAAATCACGGCTTAATATCATTAAGGCGAATGAGGCGAGGGTGGGATTACCACCTTGGAATAAACTTCCACTGATAGATTTAACATGTAAACAATGTGGGCAACTATTTCAGGTAAATAACCCCCGTAGGAATACTGCTCATTTTTGTAGCCGTCATTGTCATAATCTTTATAAGAAAACTATTACTGGGTTAGAGCATCCTCTTTATACCCGTCAACCTAGAAATTGCGAGTGGTGCGGTAAAGAAGTGTGGGTAAAACCTGCTAAATTACAAGAGTTCCGCTTTTGTTCTAGGCAATGTCTGGGTTCTTGGGTTTCACGGCACCAGCATCACCCTTCAGCCCCTGAAATTATTGTTAGTGATGCGTTAAGAGAATTAAGTTTTCAATTCGTGAGTGAATATCGCATTGGTAGATATTCATGTGATTTTGTAATACCATCCCATAAGATTGTCATTGAAGTTGATGGAACTTATTGGCACTCTAAACCCAAGAGAAAACAACTTGATAAAATTAAGGATGATTTTCTATCTAAGCAAGGTTGGGTAGTCATTAGATTCAAGGAAAAGGATATCTACCAAAATCTAACTAAATGCCTAATCAAACTTAATAAATATATTCCACTAATTCAGACTACGGGGAGTGCTACACAGCGACAATTCGTGTGAACAGGAATCATCCCGTGCATATCTTTTGTTGGGTATTCGCCAGCTAAAGATAAACAAACGTCACATGCGTCTGGGCTAGGATAAAATTCGCTTTTATCAACACCCTCTAACTCGTAACGATGCAAAGTTCCTTCTGCGCTTGCGGCTATCGTTTCTGTCCGGCTAATCATGGTAGCTCTTATCTTAGCATTATCAGTAAAATAACCCTCAATCCTCTTTGAAAGTTGGGGTATAGATTCACCAGCCTCAAAGCCTAACGCTAATTCATTACGGATAGCTTCCATAGTAGTCTTATTAATAGACTTAGCTAGTAATAGACTACGTTCTGCTATCCATGTTCTTGCTGCTTCGTCTAATAAATCTGGCATTAAAATAAATCTCCCAAAGGACTTGACAAATTAGAATAAGTGGTTTATAATTAAGGTATGGAATTGACAGAAGTTCAAATCAGGGCATTGCATAAGTTAACCTTTCAACCACAAACTCTTTATGAATTACAGGAAAGGAAAAGGACACTAGATATATTAGTTCGCTCAGGTTACGCAATTAAGGGTGATAGTGAAATATCTAATTCTTTTATAACATATAAATATAATATTAATAAGGCTTTAGAGGGACATAATATTATATATTTCTAACTTAAACATTGTGCAACGGGTTGCAATATGTTAAGGAGTAAAGAAGATGGAACTTGAAATTAGAATAGAGAAAATCACAAATGGTTGGCTGGTTACCTATACAGACAAATATCACCTCAATAAAAAGATATTTTGTTCTAACACCACCAATCTCATGGAAAGAATAGGATGGATTTCCCAAAAATTGGAGGATGAATAATAACATCACCTTTAAAGGAGAATTATGGAAAACATAAATGAAATGGCGAAGGATTTAACAGCAATTTATAATGATTTAATACCATCTTATACAGTAGATGCTACAATTAAATTTTGCCCTCATTGTAAAGGGGAAATAGTAAAATCAAATATCGGGCTTTTTGAAACAGCCTATTACTTTTGTGAGAAATGTCAAGCTATATTTTATATCGCATTAGCGGCCACGGAGAAGGATTTTCAAGATTAAAGCCTTACAATACCTTGCAAACTAGGGGGGAAGATGAATATACCGATTAAAGAATGGTATCCTACTTATAAAGAGTGGTTACTCTCGCCGATTATTTACTTAACCAATGGAAGGTTTAGAAAACTTCCGCTAGGTAAGCCATGCTATTTTCTCAGATTGCACTCTCAAACCCGCTCTGATAAACCAACTCAATAGCTGGCTGGAATTTTAGGGCGGTCTTGTCATCATCTAATTGAACTGGTAAATGTCCAGTCCTTTCTAATTCACCTATAACATAATCCTTCTGGTCATTAAAGACAGACTCAAACACTTTATCAAACATTTTCTCTTGACGTTCTGTTGACTTGGCATAAGTCTCCCAGTGTAAACGCTTCTGTTCATCGGATAGACCTTTTGTGCTATGAATATCGCCTCTAAGCATATTATCATCGCATAAAGGGTTATCGCATAAGAGATTATCATTATACGTTGTACCGGGAGTGCTAGACTTCCCACCAGGTGGAATGTTCTGCACATTGGATGTTACTTTACCACTAGTTGGTGTAGGTATAAGGTTCAAAGGCACTAATAGAACATCACCGTTAGGAACGGGGTCGTAACCCTGCATTGTCCTGGCCTCGTTGATTGTCAAGTACCCTGCCCTCATGCCTGATTCAGCCATCGCTATTTTCTGGTCAGTGGTTTCCTTAACTACTTCTTTATAGCCTATTTGCAGGTTTTCTGAACGCCTAAATCTTGGTATTAACTGCTCTTGAATCTTGGCTTTCTTCCAATCTAACCGAGGTTTTATAACATTCTTGGCTAGTTGATATTCCGCAGATTCAGCGTTTGCCTTATTAACATTTTCCGTCAAACCTAAAGAGGCTGGGTGCATACCAAAAACGCCTAGAATAACATCTCTGTTCTTCTGCTTTAAATTAGGGAAGTCCATGTCTTTGATGGTGTTCTGTATTTGTAGATACTTACCCCCACCCTCTAAGAGAGCTACCTGATGAGCTTTAGAAACTCCTTTGTATTTCTCACTCCACTGTTTCTTTAGTTTGTCGAACTGCTCATCGCTTAGATTATAGTCAAATTGAATAACCCCATCAGGTCTAGCGCTATTATAGAAGAACTGATTAACCCACTTGTCAGCGTTCTGCTCTGCATCCAGGTTAATCCCTATCGCCTGAGCAGGGGCAAGCCCATGATATTGATTGAGGGGGTTGGGGTATTTGAAGTGTATCACCTCATCTACATCAAAAGGCACCGCTTCTGCCCCAACCCCGTAGACATAACCTTTAA